TCACTTCAAATACTTTACATAACTAAATACTTACTCGTAACTTTATCAGCAAAGGAAAACAAATGGGCGACTTTGTAGCCGCAACAGACAGTATATCCCCACTAACAGCAATCCTATGGTGTTTTTACCCCATAGGTGCTTTAGTATTGGTGGAACTTATTATGAGAGCAGTCAATGATGATGACGATGATGATTTCGAAGGTGGTAAAGGAGTAAGAGTGGGACAGATGCAAACAGTACCTGTTCCTTCAGGAGCATGATAGATTGGAATCACCATTACTGGAGATTCGCTGAACGATGGAATGGTCGTTTAGCAATGGTCGGTGTGATAGGTGTCCTTATACTCTTGACAGTAAGGTAGAAATACCTATATAATACAGAGAGTATAATTACCTATCATGCCACAAGCAATTTTTATTAGTTTATTAGGCGTATACATTTATTTCAATGGAGCCATCAGTAGCATCGTTTTTCAATAATATATTAATTTCAACTCCAGCAGGTGCTCATGGTCTGTTGGAGTTTGGATTCTTTTTAGCCGTGGGTATAACAGCAGGTTCATTGGGAATGATATGAACCTCTTACATCATTGTACGTTTGAATTATTTTTAAGTGTAGTCGCATTAGGGTCACTTGTAATACTGGTTACCGTTTTCACATTTGACAATTAATAATACTATAATATAATAAGAAGACACTCTTTAGAACAATGCCTAACAACGTCACTTACGATCAGACTGATACCAGAGTTAATGGTACTACTGAAAAGGAGTTTGAGGAGTTAGGAAAAGAATTGACAGAAGAAAAATTTAAATTAAGACAGGATTCTTTAAGGTTATTGATGGCCAACTTTGGTTCATTGTCTCCTGCAACAGCAATATATGAATGTGCTCATGAGTGGTGCGAGAAACAATATACTACAAATGGGCTTGCAAGTTACTTCAAAGCATACTATACTGGCGAAAGATATAAATAAAATACTTATTTAAAGACAATGCAAAAATTAATTAATGTACTTGCTGTTGCGTCTGCTGCTGTATCTGTTGCCGTTGTTGGCACTGTTGGTTACGTTTACGTTAATCGGGAGGCCATCATAGAAGACGTTAAAGAGAAGGCACTTGGTTCAGTACTGGGTGGTGGATTTACTGGAGGTGCTGGATTGGGTGGTGCTGCTGGAGGTGCTGGATTGGGTGGAGATCTACCTACAGGTGCTCCTGACCTTGCTAATCCACAAGCAGCACCACAAGCTTCTATACCTGCAAATCCATTCTAATAAAAAGTTTAAGGTAACTATATAAGAGTAGTTACCTTATTTTTATGCCAGAAGTTCGTAGTGACGTTAAAGAAGACGTTAAGAAGAAGGTGGTAGATGAAAAGAAGAAAGGACTCTTTGCTAAAGCAAAAGATGCTCTTCTTCCAGATGCCGAAGAGCAAGCAGCAATCATTAGTACGGCTGTCAGAATTACTGTACTTGGCTGGTCGGGGGCTATATTGACTTTAAATTATGTTTCCATACCAGGTATACCACAACAGAAAATAGATCCGACATTTATAGCTTCAGTGTTCACAGGAGTTTTGGCTAGCTTCGGAATTCAAACCGCATCTAAGAAAGGTGATGGTACGATGAAGATGGATAAGAATGGCAACCCTACTAATGGTGGACCTCCTCCTCTTACTGCAAAGGACATGGAAGCAATCATGGCAAAAGCAAGTGCTGGGCCCGTCCAAACAATTAGGATTGAACAAGCACCTATTAAGATTACTACGGATACAACACCTGAGAAACCTTATAAATTGTAATCTGTAATATATAATACGGTTGCAACTAACAAATGGCATACTCGATTACACTTCGTTCTCCAGACGGTGCAGAAGAAGTTATAGAATGTGATAGTGATACTTATATTCTGGAGGCAGCAGAGGAGGCGGGTTTAGATCTTCCTTCTTCTTGTAGAGCAGGTGCGTGTTCTGCGTGTTTAGGTAAGGTTATAGAAGGTAGTGTGAATAATGACGAACAATCATTCTTGGATGACGATCAACTAGAAGATGGATGGTCTCTTCTATGTGTAGCAACACCAGAATCAGATTGTGTTATACTTACAGAACAAGAGGAAAACTTAGACTAATGAAAAAGTATTTAAATCAAACAACAGTTAATGTTATTGCTATAGCAACTGCAGTTGTAGCAGGTCTTTCTATTGTCGGTGTTGGTAAAGGACCAGACAAGGCAATGAAGGAACAAATGCTAATGAATAGACGGTTAGATTATGATATAGCCAGACTTCGGAACTGTGGTGAATTAAAAAGAGTTGGAATTCAATTCCATCCAAAGTCAACCATGAGTTTCTTATGTGCTGATGTTGTAGTAGACTTTTTACCTGGAGAAGAATGAAAAAGTATTTTGACAAGGTAGTTGAATGGGATCGTAATCTAGCAAAGAAGTTTCAAGATAAGTTTAACTTGACAGATTATCAGATGCTTGTGATATCATTCACCAAAGGATTTATTATAGGTGCTATTTTATTATGACCAAACATTGGCAAGATAAATTTAGTGAATGGTTAAAAAGTTTTTTCGTTGATGAGGAACATAATCGTAAGATGGAAGAGTATGAAAGGAAACAATTCTTTCTCCGAACTATAGCGGATGAAGGTTATAAGTATGATAAGGATAATGAATGGTGGTCACGGAAGTGGACTACTAATAATGATAAGGAATCTATTTTGGAAGTATATCAAGAGTTAGAGAATGGTTCTTGGAAGAAGTTAATGATTGGTTATGGTGACCGTGTTTTCTTTGAAGAAGAAGTCAGTGAGTCCACACAAGAATAGGCAAAATTACCCAACTGTGCTATAAATATTGTTAGTATGGGATTGAAACTATCATGCCCCTGACTAAGCAAAATCATTACACAGTCGGTTATCACGACACAGCACAACGGAAGTATGAGATCTGCGAGTACGCAGTAGACTCATATGAAGCAATAGAACACAGCAAAGAGGATGTCTCCTATTTACG